TTTAATCCTTATATACCCCTTTTTGTAAAATTAGATTTTATTGTTATGGGACATAAAAATAAGAATATCCAGGAAATAGTTATAATAACCAGGAAATAGTATATCCAGGATATTAGGGTTTAGGCTCAGCCACCTCGTTTACCTAATGCCTAATGGAGAGTGACTTAGGGTCAGCCACCTCGTTTACCTAATGCCTAATGGAGAGTGACTTAGGGTCAGCCACCTCGTTTACCTAATGCCTAATGGAGAGTGACTTAGGGTCAGCCACCTCGTTTACCTAATGCCTAGTGGAGAGTGACTTAGGGTCAGCCACCTCGTTTACCTAATGCCTAGGTTTATCGTCCCTTTGCATTCATTTGGACGCCCTTTCCAAATTTTTCGCGCGAAGCGCCGAAAAATTGGACAATTAGTATGTTTACCTAATGCCTAATGGAGAGTGACTTAGGGTCAATAGGGGACCATAGCTTATTATTACCTATGGTCCACCTTGTGTGTCAGTGTGTCAGTGTGTCAGGAAATTTTATGTATCATTTTACAGCGTAGCGAAAAAATGTCATTTTCCCCTCTTCACCCCCAAGTGTTTGCGCGTAGCGCACCTGCCATCTGCCGAAGGCAGTGGCCTGTAATTTCACAACTTTCCCCTCTTCACCTCCAAGTGTTTGCGCGTAGCGCACCTGCCATCTGCCGAAGGCAGTGGCCTGTAACTCCAGCCCTAGCGGCGAGCGCCCTGTCCGGAGGACGCCCAGCGGCGAGCGCAGCTGTCCGCAGGACGCCCGCGCCGGCGAGGCGCTACCAAGAGTTTAATATATGCCTAATATTTCTATGTCTTGTACGGTCAGTATCATACAAGGTCGTTAGACTTGTACGTTTACTGGCCGGCCGCAGGCCCCGGATTTTTTCTGGCTATTTTTTTTCTAAAAATGGAAATAATTTAACACATAACATATACCTAATGTGTCAGCTTTATTTAAGTTTGGTAGTCTTGGAACTTGTTTTGCACCAGTGCAGCTTCAAAGTCTTTGTCGGCATACGGGCATTGTATTTGTTCTATATCCGTATATGGTGCGATTGTCGGTGAAAAGTAATAAGGCTGATTGTACGTAAATTTGAGCGTGTTTTTTACGTTAGGTGCTGTAGTAATCCTCATGAGAATTGAAATGCATCCAAGGTCTTGGTTACTGATTACTGGGGCTACGTTGGCGTTGTATAGGGCGCTTGGATGACATATACAGTTTCTGTGCTGGTCGGTACTCATTTGCATAAGTGTACAACCTGTCAAGCCTTTTAAAACGAACGAAGTAACCTGACCTCCCAAAGCTGCCGTAGCCGAAATTGGCTTATTCGTACACCATAAAGTAATCTTTACCATGAATGTTTGAGGCACTTCGGTGTTTGTAGGCCCAATGTACAATTCATATGTATTTAGGTCTGAAGGGTCTACTTGGATGATTGTTTTGAACGTATTTTGGTAATCCTCAACAAAACTGCTTGGGTTTCCAAGCCAGTAGCCACTACTAACTCCGTCAGTTTTTCCTACTCCCATTACTCGGGAATACATTTGGCCGGCTTCTCCATGAAGGAGTCTTGGTTTGTAGAAACAGAATTGATAGCTAACCCATAGTTGTCCGACTTGTTGATTTGTTCCTTGAATACCAGATGTAGCTACGTTTAGTATACCAAAGTTTTGGAAGCGCAGGTCGGAGTCTCCAGGATATGATCCGTTACCAGTGTACAAGTGACTTAGCGGAGTTTGGTTTCTTGCACATTCAACATAGTGTGTTGAATGTTGACTTACTTTGTTTACTTGGGCTCCTTCGTAGTTAAGCATGGTGCTTTCGTCTTCGAATGGAATGTTTGTCGCGTCATATTGGGTGCACATCATAATATCACCCATTGCAATGTTTGTACCGTTTGCGATCGCATCAGATGCTACTGACTTGTACTGGAAGATTAAGCCTTTGATTTCGTATTCTTCGAATCTCGTTGCTATTTGTGAAAGCCAAGGGAATGTGGTTGCGTTGGTAGGGTTGATTATGAATACGTTGTTTTTGAACGTGCTAGGGAATTCGGAGCTAGTTATATACCCGATGAATTCTTTATGTTTTACGGTAACAGCTCCCTCAGGGCCACTATTTGAGATTCTAGGCGGTTGTGGACCGTATACTTTTTTGTTCCCGTAATAAGCTCCATAACCACGAAGGTTTCTGAACATTCGCATTGCTCTTAACCCTCCGTATTTTAGCAAGTTTGCACCTGCGTATCCTAGTGATCCTCCAACTCCTCTACCGAGGGCATTTCCGAGGGATCCCAAGAATGTAGAACCATAACCTCCATCGGTTTTTTTGTATGTCCTTCGTGGATAAGACGGGTATGAACTCTCTCTGGTTCTGTTTCCTTGAGAAATGCTAGAGTACGTTCTTCTAGGCCCAAAGGTACTATAACGAGTAGAGAACCGTCTGTAAGGTGTATAATACCCTCCATATCTTTTTCTCTTGTACATTCAAGAACTGAACGATGTTGTCACGAAAATGAGTTTCGTCGAAAACTTTTCCTCGAAAAATATTTCACTTAAGTTTCAGTGAATTTTCGGTTAACGGTTTATCTTTTAGCTTACGTGTTAAACTGAAATGTCTGCTTCAGTTACTTACAAGCATCGCGATGCTATCGCGCCGTTCCTTTTTGTTGCTTCTGCTTCTGTTGATCCTCGATTACGTGATTATGAGTTTAGGAGGAGAAAGTATGAGTTACACAGGACTACTTCGATTTTGCAGGGTCGTGACTCTCCTGAAGCAGAATTCTACAGACTTAGGATGTGTGGTTTAACTCCTGATGATGTAAGGGATCTTCGTATTTCTCAGCCTTCTGTTGAACAAAAAAAGTTCTTGGACTATCTTGCTGAAAGCAAGCTTGCTGTTTCAGATGATGGTGAAACCGAATCTTTATTGTAAAAAAAAAGAAAGTAAATTTTATTAGAGTTCTTCATTCCAGTTTACTCCTTCCTCTTCGTCTTCGTCATCTATTGGAGTAGGTAGAAGTCTTTCGTCAGAGAGAGGCTGCATGCAGACGAACGGACTTGCTTCTTTTTCTTCCCCAACTACTATGTCCATCGTTCCTTCGTTTTCGTATTCGATAGGGGTATCTTCAGTACGTGGAGCTTCGTACGGTCTTTCTTGGTATGGGATGTATACTTCAACATATCGTCTTCTGATAGCAGCCCTTGTTTCTTCGTCAGGGAATACTTCATCGATACTATATTGTGAAGTGACTAGCATTCTTCTTGGTCGGATATCCACTAAGCCACCGCCTTTTATTTCAGCTGGGAACACATAGCGGTCTCCCCAAATCTTCAGGAAGTGTCCAATCCATGTTGCATGTGTAGGGTCTACATCGTCCAGGATTACGGTCTCGTGGTTCTTGTATCCACACCACCACTTGTTCATCGGCTTGAGGTAGTGATTAGGGTACTTCTTTCTAGCCAGGAAGGATTTTCCGTTGTTGCTTTCCCCTCTATACCAGATCCCGCATGCAGTCTTTAGGTTTCCATGATGGCCAGTGTACATTGCTTGTATGCGTTCGAAGTTTCTCAGTTGAGCAACAGCGATATATGGGTCTTCTTCACATAGTGATTCGTAGTCTCCTTTCTTTGCCAACTCAAGTACTCTTGTCCATCTTTTCTTCTTTTCTTCGGCACCAGCAGTTCCTTTTTCCGTAGGCGTAGCAGGAGGATTTCCGAATTGCATATATTTTTTCCCTTTTTTACAGTAGTCAATGTTTTGCTCTGGAGTTCCACGACATCTTGTAATGTGAGCCTTTCCCATAAGCCAGTCTCGAACGGTAGTGAAGCGGACAGCATTTGCCGTGTGAAGGTATCCTTGCCAATGCTTAGTTCCCGTCTTAGGTGCTTCTTCCAATCCGATTACGGCGTAGGTACAGTTACTCCTTAAAGTCAACTTGATTCTTGACAGGATGGCTTTATCGAGCTTTTCGTAGTTGTTTAGCGTGAAGCACCAGTTTCTACTTCTCTCCTTAGAGTTTTGTTTTGAGTTGTAGGTGTCAACGTCTACTTCAGCCACGTAATTCTCGTTGTAATCCATCAAGTCATCATGTATTTCTTGGGAAGACATTTAGGGTATACTGTTACACTTTGTAACACCCGATCTGATTGTAATATGTAATAAACTTTTAATCCTTATATACCCCTTTTTGTAAAATTAGATTTTATTGTTATGGGACATAAAAATAAGAATATCCAGGAAATAGTTATAATAACCAGGAAATAGTATATCCAGGATATTAGGGTTTAGGGTCAGCCACCTCGTTTACCTAATGCCTAATGGAGAGTGACTTAGGGTCAGCCACCTCGTTTACCTAATGCCTAATGGAGAGTGACTTAGGGTCAGCCACCTCGTTTACCT